AAGCCAGACGCTAGCATTGCAAACGTTGCACTTTGACCTACAGTTTGTTGCAAAGCGTATTCACCAAAGTTTTCCCAACTATTAAAAGCGTCATCAAAAGCAACATCATCTTTGTACTTTTTTCTGTACATGTCCTCTGCTTTTTCAACAATATTAGTGGTAAAATCTGTAATAGCGTATGGGTTTATAGGTGACGTGTTTCTTATAACGGTTTCTACAACATCTTCGTCTACCCCAAAAATTTTATTAATGGCTATTTCAGCGCCATCAGTAGCTATTCTAGTAACACCACCTGCTAACTTGTAAGGTATAGAACCAAGTAAGTTTCTAGCGTTAGTACCCATTTTTTGTAGCGTACTGTAGTTCTTTTTTAAAAATTCTAATTCAACTTCAGCTTCGCTTAATTCTACAGGTATTTCGTCTATCTCTTTTTCTAAACCAGCTAACACACTGCTTACTTCTTGGTTTTCTTTAACTAGATCCTTGTATAAATTGAAAGTTGTTTTTGGAACCTCTTTACCTGTAGACAACACAACAGTTTCAGAGTTCTCAATAGCGTCTGTGTATTGATTTACAAGATTGTTATATGAATCAACACTAGCTTGTGTAGTTAAATTTTTTGGATCACCTAAGTCTTGTATTTGTTGCAATATCAAACCAGCTTCTTTAGCGCTACGAAGCCCACTTAAATCAAACTTATAATCAGGATCATCAAATCTAGCTGATATATTTATTAAGTTTGTACTATTAGGACTATCTTTGTATTTGTTGAATATAGTTTGATACTGATCAGTTGCTCCTGTAAGTTTCTTATCTAACTTTATATACTCATCAACTTTGTAGGGTACAAGTTTTTCTCTTTCTTCATTTGGTATTGAATCTAAATACTCATTAGACTTTCTTTTTTTAACGTCGTATCTGTATTTATCTTTTATATTTCTTTCGGCAAGCTTACGTATCTGCTGGTTATTAGGATCTTCAACGCCGTTTTCTATTAGCATATTTTTAGCGTCAAACAGTTCTTGCTCATATGGCTGAACCATTGCCATTAAGTTACCCGCCTCATCATAATCAGGTCTATACACTAAATCAAACTCTTCTACATACTCACCAGTTGTAGAGTTTTTCCAACGAGGATCAAATACAGTTTTTATTAAATCTTCATTTGTCTGTGGATCATAAGGTTGTAGTTCTCTACCTATACCTTTAGGCGTAAAATCTATAGAGTTATTTAAAAAATCATTATCAACATCATTAAAAGCCATTGCATCTTCGTAAGTTTGCTGAGACTCTAAGTCTGTTGGTTGCTGACGTTTGTCTAGTTCGTTTTGCCTAGTTTGAGCTCTACCTTTACGCTTTGGTTGTGAGCCCAAAGAAGTATCTACCGATTCTAATTCCGTAATCTCGGATGCTTGCTCCGGTTGCGGTGTTACAGTTGCACCCGTTTCCGCAACACCGTTTGTCTTTCCCTCATTATCAAGTTTTGTAATATTATATTCCGCTATATAATTATCTAAAGATAAATTAGATTGTTTAGCAGCTTCTTGAACTTGCTCTAATGAATATTGTTCACCATTTAATTCAAACATAATTTTAATCTGTTTTAGTAGGTAAATTTCCTATGTCTACTCTTTCGCCTGTAGTTTGAGCTTCAACAACCTCACCGCCTGTTACATCTACTCCTGTAGCTTGTTTTAATAAAGCTCTAAAAACGTCAGGATCTCTAAATTGAGCTTCTGTTATTGTTACAACATCCGCATCTCCATATTTTATGTCAGCGAACACTTCTTGAGTACCACCGTCTTCTATAAACTCAACAACCTTACCACCAGTAGTTCTTACTAGTTTCTGTAAATCGCTTTTAAAGCGTCTACCTTCGTCAGTTAATTTAGCATTTACAAACAAAAATCCAGGTGGCGGTGTTGGTAATCCTTTAGTAGACTCAATATAATCTTCAACTCTTTTAAAGAAGTTTTCTGCTTTTTGCGTTTGAATAAAATCTTCTTTTTCTGCTTCAGTTGCTTTTTCTGGTTTAATAACTTTAGACTTACTAATAACTTCACCTTCAGGTGGCATAAAGTTACCAGCATAACTAAGCATTGACTCGGCAAAAACACCAGTATCTATAGCTGTAAGTGCAGTTCCAGGTGTACCATCTGACGCGCTAAGAGCATAACCATCTGAATAAGTTTTAGTAGGATTACCTTGTTTATCTGTAGTCAATATATTTCTACCTTGTTCTAAAACAGTGTCCCATAAAGCTTTAGCTTGATTAGGATATTTAGAATAACTTTTAGCTTTTGCTCCAGTATAATTTTGCCATGCGGCTAACACAGCTGGGTTGTTCCAACCTTTAACTATTTTCTGCATTTTATTACCATTAGCATCTGTATACTCAACAGTGCTTTCTTCTTTCATAAGAAACTGCTCTAATGGTTTTTTATCTTTATCGTAAAATGTTTGTGAAACAAATTCTCTAAACTCTTTGTCTATAGGATCTATACGAGGATTTTCATGTGCAAATAAAACTTTAGGATCTGCTATAACATAAGGATTTGCTATGTTACCGTCTTTGTGAGCTTTGTCTATTTGATCACTAGTATACATTGTTTTAATTTTATATCCATCATCTGGATCAAAAAACCATTGTTCTCTAGGATTTTTAGTACCGCCAAGTCTAACAGGCATTGCAAGTTGATATTGCTGAGACAAACCATTGTTCAAGCCAACAGTACTTACACCGCCAGAAGTGTTTGCGTTTGCGTAATCTTCTACAAATTGTTCGTTGTAAGTTTGATCAGCTGTGTTTCCAGCTTGTACTAAAGCTATAAGCTCATTTAATTTATTATCCCAAAATGCATATTGTTTTGAAAACTCAGCTTGCTGTTCTCTGGTTGTAGATTTTTTCATGCCAACAGCGGCTTCACCTTTCATACGTATAGCATATACGCCAGCCCCGTTTAAGCTAGGGTTTCTAACACCAGAGTTATTTATATTATCACTAAATTCATCATAATTTTCCATGATAAACTTAGCATTATTATCTAAATAATTTTGCGTTTCTTGAGCAGTTTTAGATAAACCTTTCCTAGCATTAAGTAAATTTTGCGATATTGTGTTTCCTAAATTAGAAATAGTATTAGCCCACACGCCAGGAGACTGATCTATAATAGTCTTTGGATTAGCATACTCTCCTTGCCGAGTGTAATTTCTTGAAAACCGTGGTAATGAATTTGCCATACTTAATTCTTTATTTTATACCGCTAACTCCGGCGCTAGCTATATTACCCACCGCACTTACACCAGCACCTATAATTTGTGAGCGCTGTTGTCTCGCAGCGGTTTCAGCTTGCGCTTGACCTGTTATCTGAGCTTGCTTTCTGTTTAAAGCTTCTGTTATTCTACGCTCTTCTTCACCATATACAAACTCTTTACCAAGAACATCAGCTTGTTGCATACGTTGTGCTTCTGTCATTTGAGCATTTTGAACTCGTTGAGTTTCAGACATTTTTTGTTGCTGTAAGAATTGTTCTCCTGAAGCTACAAGTTGTTGATTTTTAGCTTCTTGTGATTCTAAGCTAGCTGATATACCTCGTTTACTTTGCAATGCAGCTTGCGCAAGTGCGGTAGCACCACCAGCACTAGCACCTGTAGAAGCTAATAAATCTAACGTGTTAGCTAAAGCAATATCAGCTTCTTCAGCTTGAAACTCAGCAGCTTGTGTAGCAACACCTATATTTTCAAATGGATTTGAAAGTATACCTGAGTTATCTACTATCATATCGTCTAAAGAAACAACATCTTCATAAGGATTAATAACATCCTTTCTAGTTGCTTCTAACTCATCTAGCTCGTCAATAAGACGGTTCTTATTGCTTCTAGCTCTGCGCTCTGTTTTTTTAGCTGCACCAGCTTGTATTGATGCACCTCCTATAGTAGCCGCTGCTCCTACACCTATTGCGATCGCTGTTCCTGTTGCTATTGCCATAATTTTAATTATAAAATTTTTACCATTTCGTGTGATGGCGTTTTATCCACTTGCCACCCTAAATTTTCATGCACCTTAAGCAGACTGTTACTTCTACTTATTGACATCATATATTTTTTACCAGATTTTTCTACCATATGTTCAGCTGCTTGTATTAACTTTTCTATACTATGTTTTCTAACTTTTTTATCTGACTTAGGATTTGATATTATCCAATCAAGCCAAACTAAACTAGAGTTACTCCAATATAAAAAACCAGCAACTATATTTTCACCTTCGTGTTCAACCATTATACCACCTGTACCGTTATCTGGTAACATGTCTTTTGGTAATACTGGCCAACCCCACTCTTTCCACCAACCTGATAATTCTTTATAGTTATCGTTGGTTAAAGTTTTTATTATTAATTTCATATAATTTACATTGTAAACTCAGAGCTAACAGCAAATAATTCTTTCATGCCGCCTACTTGAGTGTAATCATCATTTTCAATTGTAACCGTACAATAGTGAGCTTTAATACCTGTTATGTTTGGACCAAACGAAACTTCGTTAGGTTGTGCCTGACTATTGTTAACTAAGTTAGCATAGTATTTATTTTCTTTTCTAGTAAAACCTGCATGGTATTTATTGTAAGGTGGATCTTCAGTGCCAAATACGTTCATATACCCACCAGGTGTTGAATCTGTTCTATAAACAGGTTGATTGTTTGCAGGATTAATTACGTACTCTCCTTCATAATAACTATATATTTCACCTGTTGAACCTGTACCTACGTCTCTATGTTTAGGCGTTATCCATATAGGTATATAGTCTGGTCCTGCTCCTACATCAATACTATCAAAGCCAGTTGTATCTGAAACAAATTGAGTTACTTTCCAACCGTTGCTACCTTCGTAGTTTACAGTTTTAAAAACTTTAGATATGCTAGGTTGAGGATTAATAACAAATGTTATATTTGATTTATATTGTACTCCGTAAAAATTAGCTCTTGGAGTAGTTACATCACTAGCATTTTGCTGCCACACACTTGTTTCTTTTTGACCAACCGGACCTAATGATTTACCTCCTGTAAAAAATTTATTCTTTAAACTAAACATTATATCTGGCTTAAAAGAATAAAAAGAAGGCCGACCTAAAACAGATTCATCAAAAGATAATGTATAATAAGTAGCTTGAGGATTTGATTCGTTTTGCTGTAAAGAAACAACATATTGTTTAGAGTATATATCCCAAGCGCCTACGATCTTACCTAATCCAAAAGAATTAACATCATCTACTTCAGCCAGTCTATCTCTAAACCAGTCTACCATACCGTAGTTTGATATCTCTGTAATACCGTCTTGTGACAATCTTAAAACTGCATTTCTATTTTTATCAACAAAGTATTTTCTATAACCATATACAGCAAAGCTTTCTGGGTGATCACCTATTCCAAATTCACCTGCATAAGGTACTATTTGACCTATTACTAAATTAAGTTGACTAACAGGTACACCGCCACCCTCAGCTGTATATATAGCGTCTTTATCTATTAAAGCTCTACTTACTTTTTTCTCTGAAAATATAATAAGGTTGGAGTCTTCAGCGTATAGTCTTTGTATACTGCCGTTAGCTGGATCTGTTGCTTTAGTTATTTCTTCACCAACACTAAATTGATTAGTATTATTAATACCTGTTCTAGAGTTAAATATTCCAGAATAAATCATTGCGTTACCACGAACAGAACCAGAAGGCTCTTCTTCAACAATGTACGCTTTTGGTCCTAAACTTACAGAGGTATTGTTAAAACCACCTCGTATTCTAGAATCTTCAATAGCCCAACAATAGTCTTGATCTGGTTGAGCAACTTGAGGATAACCGCCTATACTGGTAGGTATACCTCTAGATCCGTCCCATACAGGAGGATTAGTAGGCGAGTCATCGTCTTTTATCTTCTTTAATACAAAAGAGTTAAAATATTTAACTTCTATAAGTGCCATATATATTTAATCACACGTTTTTATCCTTGTTTAGGTACACTAGATTTTTTAATTTTTTCACTACTAGTTGATCCTTGTCTAAGAAAACTACCAGCCCAAACTCTATGATCTTGATTAGTTTTGGTATTGCTATTTGGAAGAGTTGAAGTGGCTGCTAACTCAGCTGCCTCTGCCATAATTCTACTAGTTGCTCCACTCGCATTACCAACAAAAGATGATCCTGCGGCTGCTGTGTTGCTAGGTCTATAAGCAAACCAACCAGGACCACCAGTACCTAAGTCAAGTTTGTTTGTTAAATTGACATCGGTATAAAATTGAGTTACATATCTAGGTATAGGTTCTCTAGCATAAACCTGAGTGTTTATAGAACTTATACTTGCTCCATGAGCTTGAGAAGAGCTACCATAAGCAGTAGTATTAATCTTGTAAGAAAATGCTCTATTATTTCCAAATCCATAATAAAAATCTCCAATATCTAATGAATAAAATATAGAATTATATATAGACGAAGGAGCGTTGCCACAACTAGTAGCGTTACCTGATAAATTATTTGTTGTTAATCTATATTGTCCAAAACCAGTTCCGTCATTGTAAACTGGACTGTTCCCAATAGCTGCCCATGAAGTAACAACCATCTCATTGTAAGGGTTACCACTTCCAGCCCACATTTGAACTTGACCTTTTAAACTTCCATTTGAAGTGCCAAAGTCATAACAACCGTATGTTGCACTACTAGCTCCATTAAAAAAACTGCCGGTATAAGGCACAGCAGCGTAACCTCTTCCTCCAGAAAATATAGGATTAGAAATTCCACCTAAACTACTATTACTTGACAATATGTTACCTTCAATATCTTCAGCTACTTGCCACGAAGATGTACTATCAGGTCTATACTCTATTGAAGAGCGTCTTACAAGTTCAAAAACTGAGTTGTAATAACTACTATTAAAAGTCACACCTGAAAGACGCATTGTTAATTTTATATAACCAGTTCCACTAGTTAAACCATAACCGCCACTTGGTCCTCGTACTGATAGACAATCTAAAAATGGGGTAGTATTTGTAGAACCAATATTTGGGCTACTACAGCTTTGAGAAAAAGCGCCATTGTTCCAACCAACATTTGCTGAGCTAGGATACAGCGTTAAAGCCTGATCGCTATCAAAATTGTTTTGGCTATTATGAAAACTTACTAAGTGAGCAGCGCCTCGACCAGCTAAGAATGGACTGTATCCTCCGGTTGGAGTAGTACCACCACTTAAACCTCCTATAAAAGTTGTGTTACCGTTTTCAAAAGAACCATTAGCAACTTCTTCACCTATTATAATTTCATAAGCTACAGTGTCAGATGTTCCATCAGGCCCAGTTAATCTAACGTTTACAATATAAGCTCCAGCTGCAGTACCATAGTTGATTTCACTTAATACACCAAATACACCTGAAGGATTACCTAAATTAGAAGCTGTTATTTGCCATATACCTGGAGTTGAAACACCTGATTGCGTAACTGAATCTATACTCCATTGAAGACCTGCTTGATTGTTTGCTGCAACTCCGCTGTAATATGACCCATTACTTCCGGTAAATACAACTAAAGGTGCTGCTGTACTATAACCATATTCAAATACAGCAGGTGAAGTAGGAGATTCACTTACTATATTAGTGTCTACATTTGCTAACTGATTACTTCCAACTGTTTTTGTTACGTTAATACCAGGAGCACCTGTCGTGTCTTCGACTGTAACAGAAAAAGTGTAAGTTTGCAAACCACTACTGTTGTCACTTGTGTTCCAGTATATTAAATCTTTATTAACTACATACAAAGAATCATAAGTAAACGGACCATATGCGATTCCATTAATAGTTGTAGTATCACCTTTAGGTAGTCTTATACATCTAAATGAGCCGGTAGAGTTATTTTCTCCACTCTGTGAAGACACTACACCGTTAGAATTACTTGCTTCAAAGCTGATTAAAGCTAAATCATTTATAGGATTATTTTGTACATCATTAAAATAAAATGGGCCATTATTATTTACTACAGATCTTCCATTTGATTCTGGAGTAGCAGGATTTCCACTGTATACATTAAAATCTTCTGAAAATTCAAAGTTAAAATTTTCCAAAGAAAATATAGTTGTTCCACCTGTTTCTGCTACTAATGTGTTTAAATCTGATATAGTTCCAGACGTCGATGTTTCCCAGTATATGTCTAGTCTAGATTCTGTAGGTTTTGTTTCTAATACAGCTAAATTGTTAAAAACTTCGTAGATCGTTGTTGGGGGATTTTGTTGGTTCCAACCTTCATTTATAACTCCAAATTGATCTGCAGCTGTTTGAGACGTAACAAACTCAGCCATGAATGGATTTGATTCAGATCTAAGAAAAGCATAATAAGGATTAAAACTACTTGTTATAGGTATAACATCTCCACTAGTGCTGTTTTCTCCTATAAATCCTGCTGTATCAAATGCGTCATATAAATCTTCAATTTGGTTTACTGTAAAATCGGTTCTTTCTGGAAAAAACTGCGCATTGCCAATATTGCTAAAAGTTCCTACTGTGTTTTCTACTCTACCAAATAATCTAACTGAGCTTCTAAATTGTCTATCTTGAGCACCTACTTCATTTAAATCTCTAGGTACTTTATTTATGTTGTCATTTAAAAGTATTACATACGAAGCATTTTGATCTCTAGGAAGTGTTGGTGTTGGTGTTGGCGGGTTTCCATTAAACCAATACGGTTCGCCTTTCATAGCACTTGGTAAATAAACATTGTAGTACTCTTGCTCTTGTTGTTTTACTACAATTTTCCAAGAATATAAACCTAATGGATTATATTCACTAACAGCTGGATTACCATTGTAAGTACCAGGATAAAGAGTATTATTATCTCTTGCAGTATTTATTTCAGTGTTAACTTGCACAACTAACGCATCACCAGGCCACGCTGGTATATCTACAGTGTCGTCGTTATAAGGAGAATAAACTGTTGATAATTGAGAAGCTGATGAAGCACTAATGCTACCAGTGTTAGATAATACAGTACTAGTAGCTCTACCAAACCTATCAGCAAAAACAAATCCAGCTTGATAGTTTCTGTTTTGTTTTAAGTTGTGGTTAGGATATTCAACAATGCTTGTTTTAGCGTCTACATTATACGAACCTAAAGAAAAAGCTTGCTTTTCTTGAACACCTACGTTATAGTTTAAGTTTGATGGTGGAGTATGTTTTGTTTGAAAATTACCATAAACAATTCTATTGCTTATTATTTCTTGAGTTTTGGCTACAACAGGAACTTTATCATACACTCTAACTGTTTGAGCTTCAGGTAAAGTTTTAAATGGTTTAGTTCCAGAATATACATATTCTAATATATTACTAGGATTACCAGAGTCGTATTGATTTGTTACGTCTGTGTTTGATAAAGTATCTACAACAAGTACTCTTATTTCATTTGACTCTTTATAAAGTATTTCTACTTTTTTAATTTTAAATTGATCAACAACGTTTTCAAGAGTAGTGGTTGGCAAAGCAGGGTCATCAACAGAAGGCATTGGTATACGTAAAGTAATTTCATTTACTTTATTTTCTAAAAAAGACACCACTGTACTAGCAACAGTTTGTTGTTCATCACCTTCTAAAAAATAACCGTCTTGTTGCGGTATAAAACACTCTTGTGTAAATGGTGAAAATACAGAATATTCGTTATCTTCATACTGAAACCTGTAACCAAACCTTACAAATTTATCTTCTAAATAGTCTGGATCACCCTGAAATAAGTTTGCTTCATAAGGATTAACTGTTGTTCCATCAGGTAAAAATTCACTAACAACATCTTTCATTGTAGTTTCATAGTCACCTGGAGAAACTGTAGATTCTTGGTAAAGTATAGGGGCAACGTACGGTGTATATTTAGCAACACTTATATCATCTTCTGTTTGATAGTGATTAGGAAACTGTCTTGCGGTGTCTATATTTATTTTTCTTGGTTGATTTCTATTATCAGTAAAAAACAAAAAACTTTCAAGTAAGTTAACGCCACCTATTGGAGACCCTTCCCAAAAATTTAAAAAAGCACCTTGAACTAAAATATTTGCACTGTCAAATGTCGTGCCGTTCCATAAGTATTCAGTTATTTGTGACCATCTAGTAGGATCGTAATCTCCAAATTCATTACCTGACACCTTATTATTAGTTGTAAACAGATACACAGCAGAACGTTGTTCTGAAACTAAATAACCTACAATAGCTCCATTACTACCTGTACTAATAGTTTTTATATTACCTAATATATTTTCTAGAGCTCCAACATCTTCTGACTCTGACTTACTTACCTGTATATTAACAGCATTTCTATATTCACCTTGTTGTAACAAACGATCATCAAGATCTTTGTTCATTTTAGATTTTATAAAAATGTTTTTACTTTCCGCCATTTAATTTTAATGTTTTATCCATTTAGCTTTTCCACGCATAACTTGTACAATTTGATCTAACTTAATATTAGATAAACGTATCTTTGCGTTTCTTAGTTGAGCGCTTGATTCTCTTTTAAGTCTTTGTATTATATACTCTGGTTGATTAATTCTACTAGCTAATATAGCATGCTTTAGATAAGCATAGAGAGCTTCTTCAGCTAGCTTAGGTATTCTTGTATCTAAATCAGTAGAAAGTCCATCAGAAATGTATTCTATAACTACAATTTTATCTACTAAATTTGCTGAAAATGAAAATTTATTTTCTCTTTCATTGATAGTATAATACCCACTTGAGTTTGCGAACTGCGGATCTAGCCCGTAAAGTTGTCCATAGCCAAACTCTGGCCAGCCATAGTAATACTCCCAACCTAATACCGTATCATCTACAAAGTCAGGATTAGTTCTTTCTTTTAATATATTGCTTTTCCAACGATCTTCTGTTACTGAAGTAGTGTCAATGTTATCATTAAATTGATCTTGAACTGGAACTCCTTTAGTGTCTTGTAAAAATAAATCAGTTGGGTTTGTTGTTAACATGTTACCAGGCATGATAACTCTTTTTACGCCTGAATTATCTATCCAGTATAAATTAACATAGTTAACGTAATCTTGAGGCATAGGTATACTAAGATTATGAGGTACACTAACTTCTAATTTATTTACACTTTTTAATGTATCATAACTAAACTCTTGCATAGCTCGTTTAGCATGAAATATAACATCAGTTCGTTTAACGCTAGGTATAAGTTTACCAGCACCTACGTACGCAACTAAAAAATTATTTATAACGTCATTTAGTTTAGTATAAGCATATGATCCATAGTTTTTTTCTACTTCATCGCCGTATGCTTTTTCTGGAGGCGTTGCCCCGTACTCGCCGCCGTCTAGTTTTTTAAGCTGAACAACAAAGTATGTTGTTGGCCGCGATTGTTCTTTAACGTAGTTAATTATAGTAACTGCCGCGCTTGGTCCATATGAAGCAGTACCGTAACCTTGACTACTCCATGCTATTCTAGTTACATTATTACCTTGATCAGTAACACTCTGCACGAACGCCCACCCGTCATTGCCAATCATACCGCTTACCCATTGAGCATCAGGTATAAGTATTAACGCTCCAATTTCTACATTAGAAGTTAAAGAATCAGTTGCTACATCTACATAAGCACCTCCTGGTGGAGAGCTAGAGAATCCAACAGTAGACGTTACGAGCCCAAGTGTAATTGTGTTACCAGAAACTGCGTACGCATCAGTGTATTCTGTCCAACTACCAGGCGCCGCTGTTACACTAGAATATAATTTAAAGTTGTTTAAAGGATATTTTTCGTTAACGTCTAGTTTATAACCATAAAACTTTAAATCAGTATCAAATGTTGTTGTAAAGTTCCATGGTGTAGACGTAAGAAATTCGTCTTGATCTGACGTATTAAACCTAAAGCCTTGAGCGCCTTCGTAGTATTGCCTATTATTTTCTGTTATTAATGACATCTATTAGCTTTTTTTATTCATTTCTTTTCCTTGCACTGTTTGAGTAGCTAGCTGTACCACGGCAGGGTCTTGTACTATAACACCTGCATAAGCTAAGATTCTTAGTATAACATTAACTTGCTCAGATTCGTGAAGATCAAAATTTATAGAACCACTTGAACCGTCATAATAAGTATTGTCAAAAATATAATTACCTCTTGATCCTATAGAAAATCCCCATATAACATTTTGAGGTTTTCTTATATAGTCTACATTTATACCAGATGTTATAGTAGTAGGATTTATGTATAAAACCATACTAGGCGTTGAGTTTAAAGTTTGCCCAGGAGTGTTTTGGTTTGGTAAACCTTCGTATAAGTATGTTGGAAATGAATCATTTGATTTTGTTAATGGAGATCTTTGTATTTCATAAAAGTCTGATTTAGTTAATCTTTCAACTTCTATTACTTCTCCGTAAGGATCAGTGTAAGTTACCGTTCCTAATCTATAAACATCTGCGTTACTATTATAAGCAGTGGTTGTAGGTAATTTAAAATAACTAAGTCCAGAATAAGAACTATTATCATAAACAGCTGGACCAAAAGTTTTAAATATAGTAATTTTTTCATCTAGATTTTCTATTCTGTCAGAATAATCTACATCAGCTTGAGGTACTCTTATTTGTTGATTTAAATCTTCAAAGTAATTTTCAAAAACCTCTAACTGTACTTGAGTGGCTACGCTGTTAAACTCTTGTGGCGTCATATAACCACGTTGTTCTTTGTTAAGTATTAACAAGACTGTTTGGTATACAGTATTTACGTTTATTGCCATTTATATTTTTTTTAAGTATGAGGGCCCGAGTGAACGAGCCCTATACTATTGTTACATGTTATTTTAGCTTTTTCTCGATAGACTTGAAGACTTCTACACCTTCATCTGTCTTAAAGAAAGCTGCCATAGCAGAGTATGGATTTTCATCAAACGGTACGTTCATAAGTTTTTTACCATTAGATGCCCATGAAAATGATCTTTGATCTTGAGATAAATTTATAATTTTAGCTTCAGTAGCTAATATTGCAAAATTTCTAAGTTGAACGTTTTCATCTTTAGCGAGATCAATAAACAAAGCTGGATTTTGTCTAGCAAAAATAAGTGCATCTCTTTTTAATTCTTTAGATGACATTTCGTTTACTTTACTTCCAACTTCAACCCGCATGATAGCTTCTAAGTGTTCTATGTCCATACCGCGAGCAGTGTTTAATGCGTCGATTTGTAGTTCCATTACATCAAGCTCGTCAACCGCTTGAACAATAGAGTCAAATTCTCTATAACGTTTTCCTTTATAAGGGTGATACAAGGATAATAATTTTTGTAAAGCTTGAAATCGTTTAGGCACAACTAGTGCACCATCTTTAAACAATATAGTTCCAATAGTAGCTTCACCATCTTGCTCGTCCCTAAATGGACTATCCATGTTGGTCGCATAGCGCAACTCTCTTTGAGTATTTTTTTCTTCATCATACCACAACATAGGTACTTTTGTACTATGTTTAGATGGTATTCTTAATGTTAGCGGTTTGTACTTACCGGTTACAAAATATGTTCTATCTTTAATTTCCCAACTTTTTTCTACTGTTGGTTTTTCTTTTGTTTTTGCCATGATATAATATAATAAAATTAATAAAATAAAGGCTTAGGGCGCCGAAGCGCCCATACCTTTAAAGTAATCTACTTAGTAAATAATACAAAGTTGTTTGCACCTTGTACACATAAACATCTTTCAGATAGGAAGTTAACCTCCATAGCGTCTAGATCAGATGTGAAAGCACCTCCAACAGAACCAGTCAACCAAGACTTCATACGACGATCGTCAGTTTGTGACGCTCTGTATCGTACGTGTAAGAATGGACGACGGATGTTAGTACCAAGAATTTGGTCATATACAGTTGATGTACCTGCAGGAATTAATACTCCATCAATAGCGCTTACGCCATAATCCGGAGGAAGTAATCCATCTTCGATACCACCTCTTGTAGAAGCATCGTTTAGATATTTCCAGTCAGTTTTGTAGAAGTCATAAGAACCTCTGCGGAAACCGCTGAATCCTAAATTCAATGCCATATCTTCTGAATTTTCGAAGATACCATAAGAAGTACCACCAGAGTAAGCAGCATTTACTGCAGCTAGCATATCATCAAAACCTAGTGAAGTTTCACGATTCAAGAAAAGCATGTTTTCTTCAATAGCTCCCTGTGTATCTAAGTTTCTTAGAATATTATCAAACTCAGTTAGTTGCGCAGCGGCAGCGTTAAAGCCAGACTCTACGTTACCACGAGCTTGAATAGCAGCAAATAAACCTTCTGTACCTTTAAATCCAGCTGTTTCAGCAGCAGAACCAGCACCAGCTTTTTCACCTTCAATAACTGACATCTCTAGATAATCTTCAAAACGTAGTCTTGTTTCAGACTCAGCTTTTAGATACCATAGATATCCAGATGTTCCGTCTTCTGTAGCAACTTCAACCCAACCAATCTGAGCAGTGTCAGAACCAGAAACTACATATTTGTTTCGGATAATGATTGGTGAATTAGAAAACTGAGTAAAAGCAGGATCAACACTTACATAACCATCAGCCAAACCAGTTGCTGTATTGTTAGGTGTGCTTGAACCTTTAGAATACTCAGAACCATAGACAAACATCTTTACACCAGTAGCAGCAAGTGAGCTAGTGTCTGCAGCACTATAAGGAGCTACAACTACGTCACCTGTAGTTAGGTTAGATGATGTTACAACACCAGTTAACTCTGCACCAAGACCATCTAATAGTACAACTGTTTGATTTACAGATATTACGTTTTTAACGTCTGCAGCTACAGGAATACCAATAGTATTAGTACCAGATGTGTTAGTACAACCGTCATAAGCAATATGCAAACGGTTTTGTTCAGACCAAATTACTTGGTCAGAAGTCATAGGCATTTCAGCTCCTACCATACGTAAGAAACCAGATAACGTGCGGTTTCCGTATCGCTCTACTTCTTGTTCGTAGATCTCAGGTAGATACTGTTGTGCGAATGTATCAGAATCGCCAGCACCAGCTCCTCCGTTAAACGAAAGGAAGTTTGTGTCTAGCAATTGTTGTTTTTGACTTGGGACAATACTCCCAAATAATGGATCAATAGCCATAATAAATTATTTTTAGTTTTTTATTGTTACTTTTTTAATTTTAAGTTTTGAAGAATCAACACCACTAATAGCTTTAACTTTTAATCCATTTACAAATACTTCACCTTGCGCTGTTTGTCTTGGTTCGGTCGATATATTTTTTGACTTAGCCATGACGTTTTTAACAGCATCAGCTTTTCCTTGCTCATAAAAATGTTGAGCCAAAGTATCAGCGTTTCTAGCTGCATACAAAGCTTTGTGGTAACCTTTAGCGTCAGATATTTCTCCTTTATCGTTTAAGAACGTCTTAACGAAATCAGCAATATCCGTTTGTGCTTTAGCTACAGATTCAGGATTTTTAACACCGTATCTAAACTTTTTATCTCCAACTGAGAAATCAAAACCTTTGAAATCACTAGAAAAAAGTTGATTAGTAGTGTTAGTAAAATGCTCCTGCCTTTGTTTTACAACTTGTTGTTCTTCACTGTATCGATTGAAAAAATCTACAGCTTTTTGTTGCTCTTGGGTTACGCCCGGTCTCAACTTGATCTCGTCGTAGTATTTACCTTTTAAGTCTTCCAAAAAACCTTTAGCTTTTCCAACTTCTTCTTTAAACGCAATTTTCTTTTTGCGTATATCTCTTTCGTCATCTAGCTCTTCATCATAACTAAAGTCTTCTAATAAAAGACTTACATCTTCATGATCAAGATGTGGACGTGTTTGTTTATAATATTCTCTCACTAATGTAGTGTTATCTATATTAGTGTAATCTGCGTTAAGTCGAACGTAATCAGCGACTGTACCGCCAGTCTCTTTCATAAATGAAACCAGCTTTTCAATATTTTCAGGTAACTGTTTTGTTGGTTCTGCCTGTTTTACGGGTTCGTTAGAAACTTCAACTGGATCATTAACTTCAGTTTCTTCAACTAACGTTAAAGGAGAGTCTATCTTTTCTTCGGTTTCCCGTACTTCTTCAACCACCTCTTGGCTGTCGCTACTGTCTTCGGATCCTTCGACAGCAACATTGCTATCATCTGTCTCTTGTGTTTGAACGGCATCTTCTTCTTTTATTTCAACTTTAGTTACTTCGGGAACTACTTCACCTTGAGCCTCTACAGCTGTGCTAGGTATTTCAATTTTAGTTACCTCTTCTTTTTTACCTAAATTTTTAGGTTTTTTAGGTTTGGCTTGTAATTTAAACTCACCTTCTTGCTTTATTTGTTCTGACATAATATAATATAATTAAATAATTAAAAGTTTTTTAACGAGGTTCAAACTGTTCAAGTCCAAATCCTCCAAGCGTATCATTACCAGACGACTCAAAATCTTTTGGTAATTCATCGTTTTGTCTTTGCGAAATCATTTCAGATTGTTGTGTGCCTATAATTCTAGCACGCTTATCTTTTCTATCTTCTATTTCTTTTTCACGAGTCGATTCAGCATTAACTTTAGCTTGAGCTAATTGTAAGTTATAACCAAACTCTTGCTCCATTAACATTTGTTTTATTTGAGCCTCACGTTCTAGTTTTTGTATTTCAAACTGCGATTTACCTTTTTCTAATTGCAATTTACTTTCAGTTAACGCTTGTTGTTTTTGAACTTCATTTAAAGCAGCTTGCTCTGCTTGCTGAGCGTTTGCTTGAGCTTGAGCTTGTATGTTTGCAAGCTGTGCGGCTTTTTGCTCTTCAGCTCTTTCAGTTTGTTTTTGTTTTAAATATTGATTAGCCAACTTAATATTTTTAATTTGCCTAATATCAATAGCATCTTCTAAACCTATCTGCCCGCCTTGTAATGCGATCTGTATATTTTGCTCTAATCTTTGTTGCTCTTCTTCGTCTGGTTCTAATTCTAAAAATATACCAAACTCGTGCATACTTAGCTTTTCTACTTCCTGAAGAGAACCAACATTATATTGGTTTATACAGCTTATTAAAGCATTTTTAGTAAGCGGAAAGTTTAGCATATCTGCAGCTCGTAAACTTATGTTTTCAGCAGCTCTAATAGTTAAATACATAAGAGACTGTAGTATGTGTTTTGTAGCGGTGTTTGATGCAGCAGCTGCAAGTTTTTGTAAACCTACTAAAGCGTTTTTATCTGGTTGACTACCATCTCTAGCTTCGTTTAACCCCGTCACATCACGTATCATTTGTAAATAATACTGATAGGTTTGCACTAGTGCACCTATTTTAGCTTGACCATTTGAAGTTTGTAATTCTTGAATAGGTACTTTACCTGGATTTAAATCACCCTCTACAGTTTTAGATCTACCAACAATACTACCAGTTTGGAAATACATGTTTAAAGCCTCTTGAGGATTGTAATTTGTACCATTACCAAGATCAACTTCTGCTAGACCATCTACATCTACAAATACACCATCTGGCACCATGCGTGCTAATACCTGCTGTATCTTCAAGTGCGTCAATTGAATCATATCAGCAAACCCGATACACTTACTAACTAAACTTTCTATACGACCTTTGTACATTCTCGGGGCAGATATACTATAATTCATTTGAACTTTAGTCTGATCACTATACGGCCTAGTCATGTTTTCAGATAGTTGCCATTTAAGCATTTTTTCTTGACCAAGTATTTTAGCTCCGCTGTACAATACCTCTATAGCTCTATGTACTCTTTCAAAGTTTTCATTTTCAGGTGGATTAAAATCTCCTGGCTTTTCTAAAGCTTTTTCTAAACCTTGATCTGTTTGTTTGATTTTAAATACTTGGTTGTTATATGTTTTGTATTCAAAATATAAAACTTGTACGTTATTATAGTTATCATCTTGACCCCAATAGTTTCTAGTGTAGTTAGAATCACCTGGATATTTTTGTATCTCTTCGAGCTCAGCATCAGTTAAATATGGAAATTGCTTTTTAACTTCTTCTAAA